TATTAGATATATTTGAAGATCATCATAATATATCTGAAGAGATGTTAAAACTTATGTATAGTAAAAGAAACCCAAGGAGGCCAATAGACCATCTTGTTATATATACAAACATAGAAGGTGCAGATAAAATTAATAAAGCATTAGATGAATATAAAGTAAAGTCTATTAAAGAGCCTTTGAATTGGAATACCTTAAAACTAGATTAAACATGAAAGATAAAGAAACAGTTGTAGTTGTAAGTACTACAAACTACCCAGGAAGCCATAGTGAAGAATTACCATTTAAAGGGGTTATTCTGGATACGTATGATCATAAAGAAGGAGCAGTGACTTGTCTAGTAGAATCTGTAAAGACTAAAAGACACTACATATTATTCTTACATGAGATAATGACTAAAGAAGATATAAGTAAGCTTCATGAGGTGTTACTAAGCTAATAGTAGCATTACAGAAGCTAGTGTTTATGGGGGTTCCAGATGGACTTGGGAGTGTAAAAAATTTGCTAGGCACTCTCTCCAGCCTCCCGCACATAATTAGCAATCCTGGAATAATTAGTAATAAAAGCTATAAAAACTTGTACATTATTATTTAAGTATGTACATTTGCCACATTATAAATCCAAACAACAAATTATGAATGAAAACGAAGAACTACCTGAAGATGTAACACCTGAAGAGGTAGAAGAAACTCAAGAGCCTGAAGTAGATATGGTAGAAGAAACTGAACCTAAAGAGATTAAAACAATAGAAGAAGTTAAAGAAGCTATAGCATATGAAGAAGGAGTATATAAAGCTACTGATGTAGATCCTGATGTAGATGAAATGCAAGAATCCCCTGTAAGAGATACTGAATCTATTATAGAAAACATAGAAGAAGTTTTAAATAGAATGGGAACTTTACAAGGAGTAAGTAAATTAAAAGAACTAATAGAAGAATTAAAAGCATCATTATAACATGGCAGAAGAAAAAGTAGACAAGTTACAAACTTGGAAAGATAGAGCTGAAAAGTCTAAATCAGTAATTGAAAAGTGTATTAAAGAAGGAGTAAGTTGGAATCCATTAGATGATCAAATCCTTTACTGTCAAACAGTAATTCCTACATTATCTGAAGAAGATTTAGAAGGAACTGATCCTTTAGTACTAGAAGCTATGTTTGAAGGAGATGTAGAAGGAGAAGTATCTAAAAGAAACTTAACTCTGATCGCTATGGGACCTAAGTGTACAAAATCATTTATTAAGCCTGGAACTAAAATTACAGTTAGAGGACATGCTTATAAACTAGATTTACCAGAAGGAACTTTCTTTACAGTTAGAGAATACGATTTAATAGGATACCACGGTGAAAATCAAGAAGCCTAATCATGAAGAAATTAGTAATTAAAGTATATTTATTCTTAAAAGGACTGTTTGGTACTAAGATAGAAGGAACAGATAACTCAGGTATCACTGAGCCTGTACCTCTGTCTTGGACAAAGCAGACTGCAAAGCATTTATGGGAGCTTTTTAATGTAGACGCTCAAGATAAGATAGATTATACCAATACGCACGAAGACCATCATTCAAACTTTAAACATCTTGATGACCCGGAAGATGAAAGATTTGATAATGTAACTGAACAGGTAGGATTAACGTACGAAGAAGACGGAATGACACCATACAACGCTGCTGAGGTATATGATATGACTTATGAAGAGTATACAGATTATAAAGAAAAGATACTTCCTATAGCAAAAGGTAAAAACGCTAGAAAGATTACAAAAGAAGAGTTAGATGCTCTTTATATTAAATAACTAAAAAGAAATATCGCAGGGTAGAGAAGTGGTTAACTCGTGGGGTTCATTACCCTAAGATCGGGGGTTCGAATCCCTCCCCTGCTACTAATACCCATCTTAACAGGTGGGTATTTTTGTATATACATGTTTAACTAATAATAAGTACCTTTGTACAATGGATAAGATAATAGAAGAACTTAGCATTAAATATAACTTACCTAAACCTATTATAGAAAAGGTAGTTAGAGATCAGTTTAAGTTTACTGCAGAAGTAATGGCTCAGGGAGAATTTAAGCCAATGCGATTACCTTATCTAGGAGTATTTGGTGTAAAGCCAGGTAGATTAGAAAAGTTAAATAAAAAGAAAGAATGAAAGGATATGAGTTTACGATAGTGCAAGACGTTTACACAGAGTCGATAAATGACAAAGGAGAACCTGAGATTGTGCTAGTTAAACCAAACCTAAAAACAAAGTGGTATTGTAGAGACTTAGATATGATAACAGGATTTGAACAAGTATATAACACTAAAGGAAACGTTAAAATACACCATACAGCACTTCTAGTGCACGGTGAAGAAAGAATAGTAAAATTACCTTACAATAAAGTAAAAGAGCTTCTAAAAGGCTCTGAACAACCTAAAATAGGATTTAAACAGAATAGATAAACATGGGAATATTTGATTACTCTAACCATAAAGTAGTATTACATCCAGACTCAGTAGTAATTCCTCCATTTATAGATATATGGGAAAGAGATAAGACTAAGCAGAAGCATAAAGCAACAAAAGAACTATCTTATGTATATTTTGTCTGTGATTTCAAGTCTCCGTATGCTATTTATAACAGTAATGATATAGAAGCTAAAGTACAAGAAGACTTTATTAAAGATGATAAATGGGAACCGGACGATGTAGTAAAAGCAGCTATGCATAAGTACAACAAATTCCAGGAGACATATACGATGAGATTCTTAAAGTCTGCAAGGGGATTAGCAGAGAAATTACAGCAGTATTTCGATGAGGTTAACTTCCATGAAGAAGATGAAAAGGGTAATCCTAAATATAAAGCTACAGATGTAGTTAGAAATCTAAAAGAAGTAGGAAAAGTAATGGAATCACTTACTTCTATAGAAGAAACAGTAAAGAAAGAATTAGACGCTAAAGCGCAAATTAAAGGTAAAAAAGTAATAAGATCAAGAGAACGATAACATGGCAATCACGAACAAACAACTAGCCTCAATAGGCTTTACAATGATTAAAGGTAATAAAACAATGGTAAGACCTGTAGGAGATGATATAATTCTTACAGCGTCTCAAGCTCATTTATACCTTAACGGAGCTCACTTAATTAACATGGAATTTATAGACTTAGCATTTTTAACTAAGTATATAGAAAAAGTAATACAAGCAAAACGTAAAGCAGATGCCGGAGCAAAGCCTAAATAAACTAGAACTATCTCCTATATTTGTTAATTCTGCACTCTTTAACGAAGAAGCTAGAAACTATCAGAAGTCTGGAGATCATGAAGATGATAAATTTTACACATCTGCACCTCCAGGAACTGGAACACATAAAGAGTACTGGGATGAGCAAGAAAGAAGATGTAGAGAAGGATATACTGTAGGAGGTATTAGAATTACGGGAGTTCACTACTTTTATTTAAACTTCTGTAGAATTAAAGTAACCGTAAAAGAAGGTAAGTTAGAACGTAAGATATTTTCTTTCCCTAAATTTCTAGATGTAGATTATTACTTTTTTCATGAAGTAGAAAAAGCTAGAGAGAACGGAGAAGGTATTATTGTAGCTAAATCAAGACGTAAGGGATTCTCATTTAAAACAGGGGCCCTTGTAGCACATCAGTATACATTTTATAGAAACTCTATATCTATTATTGGGGCTTATCTAGAAGCTTATTCTGGAGCTACTATGGCTATGGTATTAGAGATGTTAAACTTTAACGATCATAAGACAGACTTTGGTAAAGCTAGATTAAGAGATAAACAAGAGCATATTATATCAGGCTTTATAGAAGACGGTGTAAAGATGGGCTTTAAGAGTGAAGTATTTAGACTTACGTTTAAAGATAACTTCTCTGCAGCGATTGGAAAGACTGCCGATTTAATGCTATTTGAAGAAGCAGGTAAATGGCCTAACCTTATTGACTCTTACGCAATTACAGCGCCTGTATTCCGAGATGGTAGTATTATGACAGGAATGCCGATCATATTTGGAACAGGGGGTGATATGGACGGAGGTTCTAATGACTTTGCTGAAATGTTCTATAGTCCAGAAACTTATTGGTTACGAGCATATGAAAACGAATGGGATGAAGGAGGATACGGAACAAGCTGTGGTTTATTTATAGATGATATGTGGTATAAACCTGGAAAGGTAATGATTCCAGCATACCTAAAAGATTCTTATCATAAAACTGCTCCTCCTTTAGAGGAAATAGACAAGTATCAGGCTAAACACCCTGAAGATATGATTAGTGTAGATGCTGTAGATGATAACGGTAACTCACATAGATGCGCAGCTGAGATTGCACTAGAAAGAGAAAGAGCTTCTAAAAAAGAGGGTTCTACTAAAAGGTCCTGGGAGAAGTATGTAACTCAATACCCTAAAACACCTAGAGAAGCTTTCTTAAGAACAAGTGGTAACGTATTTCCTACAGTAGAACTTAGTGCTTGGTTAGGAGAGTTAGAAATCAACAGGAAGGCACAGGCTGCAGGTATGACAGGGGATCTATATTGGCAAGGAGAAGAAGTAAGATGGACTCCTAACTTAGAACTGTATCCAGTAGAGAAGTTTCCACACAAGCCAGATGAAGATAACTCTGGATGTGCAGTTATATGGGAACATCCTTATAGAGATGAGAATGGAAATATTCCTTATGGTATGTATATAGCAGGGACGGATCCATACGATCAAGATAAGTCTACAACGGCTTCTTTAGGTTCTACATTTATCTATAAGACGTTTACACAATTTGATCAAACTTATAACATGATTGTAGCTGAATATACAGGAAGGCCTGATTTAGCATCTACTCATTATGAAGAAACTAGAAAGCTTTTAGAATACTATAATGCTAAGACTTTATATGAGAATCAAGTAAAGGGACTTAAGATACATTTTGAACAAAAGAAGTGTTTATATCTACTAAAAGAACAGCCTTCTATTATAGCGGATTTAGTTAAAAACTCTAAAGTGCAACGTGGATATGGTATACACATGACTACAGGTATTAAAACTCAAGCAGAGATATATCTAAGAGATTGGTTACTAGAAAAACGTGGAGAAAAAGAAGACGGATCACCTTTAATGAACTTACACACTATATACTCTATACCGTTATTACAAGAACTTATAGCATATGATTCTAAACAAGGTAACTTTGATAGGGCTATTGCGTTTATGGTAACTATACTACATTCTCATGAAAACCATAAGGTAAGAGTAGAGGAGAATAGTAACCGGCATAGAAAGCTTAACTCTGGTATTTTTGCTAATAATAGACAGTTGTTTAGAAAAGCCGGTAGATAGATAACTTAGCTAAAGGATATGAAAAGTAATAACTTATACTTAAATTTGCAGACAATGCAAAACATTATATAAGAATAAATGGGAACAAATATAAAAGATTTACCAAGGCAAAGAATACCTAGATCTAAGAAGACTCTTAAATGGGGTAAGGCTGTTATAGATGACTTAGAAAAGTTAACTAATACAGATTCATATAACGGAAGGTCTAGTAACTTTAGAAAGCAAGTTAACTTTGACTTGTATAACGGAAAGATCAATAAAGAAGACTTTGAATACGTTGTAAATCCATATGGGTTTAAAGAAAACGAATTCCCTGCAACACTTCAGCATTATGATATTATATCTCCTAAAGTTAACCTATTATTAGGAGAAGAAGTAAAAAGACCTTTTACTTTTAGATGTATTGCTTCAAACTCAGACGCAGTTACAGAGCTAGAAAAGAAAAAACAAGCATTTGTAATAAAAACTTATCAAGACTATATAGAAGCATTAGTAACCGGAGAAGATGTAGAAGAAGCTGAAAAAAGAGCTAAAGACATTAACAAATACTTAAAGTATTCATTTTCAGACATAAGAGAACGTACTGGCCAAGATATTATTAACTATCTAATGCGAGAGCAAGATTTAGTATTTAAGTTTAACAAAGGATTTAAAGATGCTATTATATCAGGTGAAGAGATTTATTTTACAGGAATAGTATCAGGAGAACCTACAATGAGAACTTGTAATCCATTAGATATTACAGTAGTAATGGATCCAAATAGTGACTTTATAGAAGATGCAGCTGTAGTTATAGAAGAAAGATGGATGTCTTTATCTTCGATTATAGATAACTATTATACTTCATTATCAGATAAAGAAGCTAGAAGACTTGAAGCTGATTACGGAGCTGCAGGTAATAACTTTGGAGAAGATAATACTGCATACCCAGTATCCGATATACTGATGAAAGTAGATAACGGTTCTACTAGGTCAGCTAGAAATTCTAAAGGTAAAAGAAACCAAGACGCAGACGGTAACATTAGAGTTTTAAGATGTGAATGGAAATCACAACGTAAAGTAGGATTCTTGTACATGATGGAAGACGGTATTGAAGTAGTAGAACTTGTAGATGAAAAGTTTGAAATACCAGAAGGAGTAGCTAAAGATACTGATGGATATTACCACTTTAACGATATGAGACTTAAATGGTATTGGATATCTGAGTATTGGGAAGGTACTAAGATTGGTAAAGATATTTATGTAGATATACAGCCTAAACAAAATCAAAGAAGATCATTAGATAATCCATCTAACTGTAAATCAGGATACACAGGGCTTATCTATAACGCTAGAAACTCTGAGTCAGTTTCATTAATAGATAGAATGAAGCCTTATCAATATCTATATAATATTATATTCTATAGATTAGAACTAGCACTAGCTAAGAGTAAAGGTAAAGTAGCATTAATGGATGTTGCGCAGATACCTGGATCAGAAGGATGGGATGTAGATAAATGGATGTATTACTTAGATGCAATGGGAATAATGTTTATTAATTCTGCTGAAGAAGGTAGAAATGGACAGACTTCTAACTTTAATCAATTCCAGTCTATTGATTTAACTATGGGTAACTACATACAAACACACATAGCTTTACTGGGACAAATAGAAGATAAAATAGGACAACTATCCGGAGTAAGTAGACAACGTGAGGGTCAAACTATGGCTTCTGAACTTGTAGGTAACGTAGAAAGATCTATATCACAATCCTCACACATTACAGAAATATGGTTCTACCAACATAATGAAGTTAAACGAAGAGCTATAGAATCTTTAGTAGATGTTGCTAGAATAGCATGGAGAAACGGTAAAAAGATTAACTATGTAACTGATGATCTTGGAAGAGCGTTATTAAGTATAGATGGTACAGAGTTTGCCAATACTCAATATGGAGTACATGTAGGAAATTCAGCTAAAGATAATATGGCTTTAGAAACAGCTAAGCAGTTATTACAAACAGCTATTCAGTCTGATAAAGTTTCTTTATCTGAAGCAGTAACAGTTTTACAATCTGAATCTTTATCTGACATTAGAGTAGCATTAGAGCAAGGAGAACAAGAACAACAGCAAAGAGTACAACAAGCTCAAGAATCTCAACAGAAATCTGCAGAAGCTATAAACCAAGCAATGCTACAAGATAAACAAGCTGATCGAGATTTACAAAGAGAGAAAAACATTAGAGATAATGAAACTAAATTACAAATAGCGTTTAAACCTGCAGATGCAGAAGTCCAGGATGATTCATTAGAAATGGAAAGACTTAATTCAGCTAATCAACAGCATAGAGATAAGATGAATTTAGAAAGAGAAAAGCAAGCTGAAGTATCTAGAAAAAACCAAGCAGATCTTGAGTTAAAGCGTAGAGATTTAGAAATAAAGAAAAAAGCTGCAAATAATAAACCAAAAAGTACTTAAATAAAAGCTATAATAAAAGTACACTAACATTAACAATTACAGATATATAAATAAAATATAATTCAATAATAACTAATTTTGTACACATGGATATACAAGACAATACAAGTAACGGAATCCCAATGAACATGGGAGGAGCAAGTGAGATAGATGTAACTAGCGGAGGGGGAGAAGTAATTGACCCTAAACAAATAGCTGCAGAAATTTCTACACAACCAACTGAAGATTTATCAAAGACTTCAGCTGAAGGGGACAATACGCCTCCACAAGAAGGAGAACCTTTACAAATCATTGATAAGACTAAAGACTTAGAAGATGACGAAGATAAAGAACCTAAACCTACAGAAGATCCTGCACCTTCTCAAAAAACTAAAGAGTCAAATACAGATTCTGGAGAAGCAGAGACTTTTAAAATACTAGGATCTCACTTTAGTGAAGAGGGAATCTTAGAAGGATATACAGATGAAATGGAAAACACTCCTGAAGCTTTTCAAGAGTTGATTACTAAGACTGTAGAGAAACAGGTAGAAAACTATAAGAATAGTTTTGAGAATCCTATGACTAAGCAATTTTTAGAGTATATTGAAAACGGAGGTCAGCCAGGTCAGTTTATGGAACTTATGTCTGGTCCAGATTATAGCAAAATTACAGTTGAAGCAGTAGAAGATAATGATACTACAGCTAAGCAAGTATTAAGAGATTACTTTACAAAGCAAGGTGAAGACCCTGCAGAAATAGAAGAAACAATAGAAGCATTTGAAGATGCTGGACATTTAGAGAAAAGAGCTAAATCAGCTTTAGGAAAGTTACAAGCTATCCAGGGTAAAGAAAGAGAGCAAGCATTAGAAGATCAAAAAGCAGCTAAGATTAAACAAGCTGAAAATGTTGAAAAATATGTAAGCGATCTTAAAACTACTATAGACTCTAAAGACAGCATTGGAGACTTTGCAATTAATAAAAAGACAAAATCTGAGTTCTTTGATTATATAACAAAGCCTGATCCTAAAACAGGACAAACTAAGTTATATATGGATTCACAAGATCCAGAAAAACAACTTATGATGTCTTTCTATTACTTTAATAACTTTAACTTCGATAAACTTTCTAAGAAAGCTAAGAGTGAAGCTAATAAAGATTTAGCTGCAAAGTTATCTAACTTTACAGATCCTTCTAACAAACAAACTTCTAGAAAAACAACTCCAGTAGATAAAACAGGAGGAGATAATCTAGCAGCATTAAAAGCAATATTTAAATAGTATTAAACAACAAATAAAAATAAATTAATGAACGCAGTAAATAATTTACAATTAACAAAGACTAAGTATCATTCTGGGTTAACTCTTCAGAACCACTTATCTCAAGCATTCTTAACAGAGCCTGAGACTGTTTCTACAATGGTAGCACGTATCTACGGTAGGGCAGGTATGAACCCTATTCAGTATTTAACTGATGGTATGGGTAGAAAAAAAGAATTAATGAATAGAGAGTACGATTGGTACTTACAAGGAGATGATGAAAAAGCAATCGAAGTAATTGCATTTGACGGAGGTATTACTCCAACTACTCCAGGTATCAACAGACAGCCATTCTCTATTACTTTTGCAGAAAAGCACTTCGCTAACCAAGAAGTATTAGTAGCAGATGACCGTGCATACAGAGTTAGAGTACAGGAAGATCCTTACTTTGATGGTACTGGATGGGTTTACATTGTAAAGCTAACAGGTTCTGATGATGACTTTTTCATGGATCCAAACATGGTACAGCCAGGTAGACAGTTCTCTAAAGAATACACTACTGTACCAGAAATGTCTGTAGGTGGAAACACTACTTTCAGTTCTCCATTCCAAATGAGAAATCATTTAACTACTTTAAGAAAAGGATACAAAGTATCTAGATCTGCAGCAACTGACGTATTAGTAATTTCTTTAAAAGACCCTGAGTCTGGACAAGAGTCTACATTATGGACACGTTACGCTGAATGGGAAGCTATGGCACAGTGGTACAAAGAAATCGAAAGATCTATTTGGTATGCTACTCACTCTAACAACGCACAGGGTGTAACTGATATGGTTGGAAACAACGGATTACCAGTTTACGAAGGTGCAGGTATTAGAGAGCAAATTGCTCCAGCAAACAGACGTAACTACACTAACTTAACTGAAGACATCATTAGACAATTCTTAATTGATTTATCTTATAATGTAACTCCAGAAGCAAGTAGAGAGTTTATGTGTTTCACAGGTGAATTTGGATTCGATGAATTTGATAAAGCTTTAAGAGAAGCAGCATCTCAATTTACATTAGTAGATTCTACTTTTATTACTGGTTCAGGACAAGAATTAGGATTAGGTGGACAGTTCAAGACTTACCAAGGTCTTAACGGAACTAAAATTACACTTAAGCACTTACCATTGTATGATGATCAAGTAATTAACAGACAGTTACACTTTAAGACTGCTAGACCAATCGAATCTTACAGATTTACTATCTTAGATTTTGGAATCCACGGAGGAGAGTCTAACATTGTTAAGTGTTATAAGAAAGATTCTGAAATGGTATTATGGCATACAGCTGGTTCTATTGATCCTTACGGAAACACAGCATCTTCTGTATCTACTATGAGATCTAACAACGAGGATGGGTACGCTGTACACATGCTTACAGAATGTGGTATTATGATTAAAAACCCACTAGCTTGTGGAGAGTTAATCTGTATTGCTACTAAATAGTACAATTAAACTTAAGAGGGAGAGTAACATCTCCCTCTTTATTATAAATAATATAAAAACAACATGCAAGAACAAATCATTTTAAAATCATTAAACAGACCAAACTGGGCAGGAATGTCTAGATATATGAAATGCCACGATACTATTGTAGCTGGTGTAGACCGTAGAGGATATAAAACAGGCCTTACAGAAAAAGAAGCAAAAGAACTAGAAAAAGAACTAGGGTATGAATCAGGAACATTAGCTCCTCACTCTAAATTCTTTAAAGAGTATGCAGTAGTACTTACAGGTAAGCCGTTACATTTAGATTTAAATGTACCGCAAGATAGATTAGATTATGCACTTATCAAAGCAAGTCCTAGATGTGCTAATTCTGTAAATGAAAAACACTTATGGCCAAAAGCTGAATATGTAGTGTTTGATAAAGAAGAAGACGCTAAAAGAGAAAATGCAACTATTGATAACGAAGCAAGAGCTATTCATACTTTTACGGAATTATCTGCTAATCAAAAAAGAAACTACTTAAAGCTATTAGGTAAAGCTGCTGGAAATATGAGCGACTCTATAGTAACTAACGTACTATTTAAGATTGCTAAAGATCAACCAACTGAGTTTAATAGAATTTCTACAATGTCTGATTTTAAAACTAGAATTATGATTTATGATTTAGTTTCTGATAAGATAATTAAAGTTAAAGGAGGACATTACTTCTATAACGAAATTAGCTTAGGGCATGGTGAAGTAGATGCTGCTCGTTATTTAGACGATCCGCACAACCAAGAACTTAAGGTTGCTTTAAAAGGCAAGCTTGGTAAAAAGAAATAGATAATGAACGTATCTCAAATGCATAATGCAATACGAATCCTAGTGGACAAAATGGACTCACTAGGATTTGTTAATATAGAGCCTAGCGAAATTGACTTCTATTTAAATAGAGCAATGGAAAGGTTTATAAAGACAAGAGCTTTAGGACCTAATGCAGGAGGTAAAGGATTTGAGGAAACTCAAAAGAGAATGGATGATTTACGTAATGTAACTAAAAACGCCATTCTTACTCCAGACCCAGTATCTGTAGATAATAAGCCAAATGGTAGATTTGTAACTCTACCAACTGATTTATCAGATACGTATTGGTTTTCTATAAATGAAGAAGCTAATATATTAGTGGAATCATGCAACTCTAACATAACTTCTGGGGACATTAGTACAGGTGTAACGTACTTAGTTTCTTCAGGTAGTATTATATATAACTCAGTTACTTATAACGCAGGAGAATTGTTTACAGGAGTTACAGGAGATGTAGGAGGTAGTCCATTTGAAATTAAAACATTTACAGGAACAGGAACTGTTAAAGCTACAGAGCTTAAAAGGGTAGAGGTTAAGCCTATACAACACGATGATTATAATAAAGTAGTAAACGACCCATTTAATAAGCCAGTAGTATCTAATCAGTTTAATCAACTAAATCGTCTTCAGTTAGGAGGCAAGATGGAAATACTATTACCGGAAGGAAATACATTCTTAGATTATTATATAATAAGATACATTAGGAAACCGTTAGATATTTCATTAACTTCGCTAACAGATTGCGAATTAGCTGATCATACACATCAAGAGATTGTTGATATGGCTGCTTCAAGTATATTAGAAACGATTGAGTCTGGGCGTTATCAGACTAACTTAAATGAGCTTAATAAGCTTGAGTAATTTAAACAATATAAATAACCTAAATTATTAAAAATGGTAAGAGACGTAGTAACACATTTATTAATTGGAGAAGATGTAGCACAAGACGCTACTAGTTTAGCAAACTTAGACGCAGGAGAAATCTTGTTTATTGATAAAGGAGGAAATCCTTTAGATAAATCAGCTTTAACAGAGTTAGCACCTAATGAGCCTTTTTATATAGCAGAAGGTAAAAAAGGAACAGCTACAAAACATATAGTTAGTCCTAGATTAACTAAGGCAAGTATTACTGCATATAGAGGATCAAGCTATGCAGCAGAAGTTCAGCAAGTATCTTATATCGGAGATAATGGAAATACTACAGGAGATATTAACGTGTTAAATAACACTGAGTATGCTTTAACAATTTCTTTTGGATACGATAAAGACATTTATTCTCAACGTAGAAATATTAGAAGATTTAACTATACTTCTAGTGCTGCTGAAACTGTAACTGGAATTGTAAATGCTTTTGTAACTATGATGAATAAAGATAAAGACTTTGCAAGACAAGCTGTAGCTGAAGTTGAAACAGGCGGAGGCGGTAAAGGTATTAAAATTACAGGTAAAAATTTACCAGATTCTAACACTGAAAAGCCTTTATTAGTTTCTTTTGAAATTACTTTAGAATTAGGATTTGACGCTACTGTATTATTAGATGAATTCGGATACGATCAGTCTGTAGCACCTAAGCCAGGCGTTGGTGATTTTGATTCTATTAAAGCATTAGAAAGAAACGGATTAGGATTTACTGTAGGTCAAACTAACTTACGTAAGTTTCCTATTGTAGGACCTGATTCTAGAGTATCTCCTACAGGTACTTATGACATGTACGTTATTGATTACTTTAACGAGCATAAAAGCGGTGAGATTGGACTAGGAGCTACACGTAAAGCATACGGTCAGATTATAATTGCAAATAACATTGCAACTACTGTTAATAGTACTACCGGAGAATTAGAATCTAGAATAGAAGCAGCTTCAGGGATAACTGTTAACTTGTAAAAGCTAATTAACTAAATACCCAAAGGGAGGACGGTCTTGAATCTTCCTCCCTTTTTTATTTTAAACTAAAAACAAATGGCGTTAGAATTAAAATTTAGCATATGTATAACAGATAACTGTAAAGCAATAAACTTTAGAGATATTACTGGGATATATGATGCTACAACAAATGCAGGCGGATGGGGAGACACAGTTAATACTACAGATGCTACAGGGGAGTCTTTAATAGTAACTAGTCCAGGAGGAACTACTTATCCTTCGTTTGATCTAGATACTTTAGGATTTCCAACAGATAATGCGTACTTACCAAAAGAAATAAAAGCTTCAGATATAGATTCTTCATTAACATCTTTTACAGATGGATTTTGGAAGTTTACATATGTAGTAGAAACTGAAGGAGGTACATATAACCAAACAAAGACTTTCTTCTTTTACTGTAATATAAAAAAACAAGTAAATGCTTTAATAGCAGCTTTAAGATTATCTGATTGTACGTGTGACTCTGAGAAAGTATTAAGAGCTACCCAAATGCATTCCTATTTACTAGCATTAGAATATGCAGTAGGATTAGGAGATACTGTAAGTGCTAATGAACTATACACAGCATTACAGAGATTAATAAATTGTTCAATTTGTAAATAATATATAATGTGTACAAACGGATGTCAAGACCCTTATGAATTACCTACGGGACCACAAGGGCCAGCGGGAGCTGACGGAATACAAGGATTAACAGGACCTGCCGGAGCAGATGGAACTCAAGGACCAGCAGGAACTAATGGAACTAACGGAGTTGATGGCAACGACGGAGCTAATGGAGCAGACGGTTTACAAGGTACTAGTTTTAGACAAGGAGTAGGAGTACCTTCTACATCTATTGGAAATTTAGGAGATTCATATGTAGATTTAAGTAGTGATGATTTAAGACTGTATACTAGAGGTAGTTCTTTTTGGACAGATACAGGAATAGGCCTTAAAGGAACTAACGGAGCTGATGGATCTGATGGAGCTGATGCTACATTTAATTACATAGAAAGAGGGTTTACAGCAAGTGATGTAAGTGCTATATTTGAAACAGATGTAATAGACAGTTATATATTCTCTAGCCCTGTAGATTCTACTCCGGGTAATGTAAATCAAGATGCAGCACGATTAAAAGTTACGTTTTCATGTAAGTCTGTATCTCTTAACGAAGGAGCTAATGCAGTATTAACTTTAAGATTATACCAAGGAAGTAATGAAGTATATTCAACACAGCAAACAGTACTGAACGATGGAAGGATAGATATGATTTCTTTTAGTTTTATGATTGAAGATTATAAAGGGTACACACAAGAACTTATTAAAGTAACTGCTCAATCAGATAGTACTCAAGTAAATTTAGAAGTACCTTATATGATTTTAACATCTAACTCAATAACTAGCTAAAATTAAACTAATGAATTTACCAATATACAACACAGATGACTTAAATGTAAGAAAAGCTGTAGCAGCTAGTGGTATTGTAAAAAAGGCAGTAGGATTAGCGAAACATTCTAAAGCAGGTTCAGTAAACATTAAAGAACAAAAAGCTTTAGAAATGGCAGTTTTACAGTTTGAAATTATAAAAGACTATAAGATACTTGCGACTTCTGCAATAGGAATAATCACTCCTTTAGGTAATTCTGGAGCAGATACAACTACAACTATATTAATAAATGGGTCAGTAGCTTCTGATCCATTTGTTGTATCTTCTAATAACCTAACTACAGCTACTAATATAGTAAACGCTATAAACAATTTAGATAACGAATACACAGCTGTTTTAGTAGGGAATGAAGTACATATAACTAGTACAATAAAAGGAAGTAGTTATAATAATTATAGAGTTGAGTATAATTTAACAGTTCCAGGAGTAACATTTAGTGCTATAGATTTATTTGGAGGCCAAGATGGTATTGAAGAAGAAGATAATAATATAACTGAGACTACATTAGAAGCTTTGTTTAACAACATATTTAATATTACAGGGTGTGGATATGCCCCTTTAGGAACTAAATACCGAACAGCATAATGGCAGAATTAAATAACATAAAAAACTTACTTTTACCGGCTATAGGTAACTATAAAAAAGCTTATAATAATTATCCTAAAATAGATGATATAGATAAAGTTACAAAGCTTTTATATAATGATTTAGTAAAACTTAATAATGATATAGAAAGTGAAATTACTTTAACACCTGAACAAATAGAAACTTTAAAATACTTTGTTTACAATCCTGTAACAGATAAACTTGAAGCCGCTAAAGCATTAGTAACAACCCTTTCATCTTTATTTTTAGGTGAACAGCATGCTATGCAGTCAGGAGGAGAGAATGTATTTTTTACAAACCAAGTCTCTAAGACTACTTACTATCCTATGTGGGGCGGTCTTAAAGATATGAATATTCTAGAAAATAGAAGCCAAGACGGTATAATAAAACCAAGCGGCAGGAATTATTTTGGATACGGAGAATTTGAACTTAACGGGGTTTTAGGGACAGGAGTAACAGATTGTTCTGATATTGTAACAATTCCACAAAATACTTCTGGTATTGGAGCAGAAATAGTATTTGAAGAAAGAATACTACCTGAAGAAACAGTTTACTATGAAGTTTGGTGGGGTACAGATGACGCAGGAGTGCAGGCGTTTGAAGATAAAAAAAGAGGATTAGATATCCAACCTGGAGACTTAGTAGATTGGATATACACACATCCTTTAGAATCTAAAACAGGGCAGGTTGTTTTAGCACGTTTAAGAGTAGAAGGTACAGATGGTAATTTTAGAGTACTACAGTGTAGAAAATCAGATACAGGCAAACCTTATTTTAAACTAAAAGCTTTTGGATTTACAGATGATAATTTAGCATTTGAAGGGGATACTTCTACTTTTATTGGATGGCAAGATTTTGCAGACTCTAATACTTCTGAAGCTAGTCCTATAATACAACCTACTGTTAATGGAGGAGAAGTAGCATTAACAAATAACAATAACGATACTTTAACTGACGGTAATACTTCTGTAAACGCAGAGACATCTATTACAGGACTAAATGATTTATGGAATACTACTACAAATACTTTTGATTTTGCAGGTACAGGTATAGAAAAGAATGACTTACTTTCTTTAAGAATACACTTAAACATAGCTGCTTCTATTATTGCTCAAGACTTTAGTCTTAGATTTGACTTCTATGATAGTCCTGGAGCAACTGGTAACTTTATATTTAGTCTTAATCAACACGTAGCTACTGAAGCTTTAAGTGCAGGTGTATTTAGAGAAAGAATAACTACTATAGATGCATTTATTGGAGAATCTATTGTAAATGGTTCAGCTAAGGTGTATCTTGTAGGCACTAAATCATTTGAAGTAGAAGTAATTGGATTTAATATAAGAATATTTAAAATAGCAAGATAATGGCAATAAAAATTATAAAAGATCAAGCAGGTACATCAGCATTAGTAGAAGGTATTGATGTGGAACCAATACCATTAAATGCTTTTCTATGTAGTGTAACTGCAGGAAATGGAGGTATAACTATATTTAATCCAGAAGCACCAGATAACAATGGAAATCCTACTAGGATAATGAAAAACGTACCTTTTACAGAATTTGTTAAATCAGATGGTACTATTCCAGTAGATGCGAATGATTTAAAAGCAGATATAGATGCACAGCTAGAACAACCTGCTCCAACAGATGTTAATATAGGGTATAAAAGTGTATATCATGCAAATACTAATGTTCCTGACATTATTGCAGATATAAATGATTATAAAAACGGTGATTGGTTTTTTGTAGAAACTACGACAGACGAGTTTACTGTAGATTTAGGAAATGGCAATGTAACAGTTAAAACTAATGACCAAGTAAAACTAAGTGTTATACTTGATAGTGGCGGTACTGAAACTGATAGGTATTGGACGGTTATAAGTGATAATTCTGCTACAGTAGATGATATTACAAATAGTACATTAGATAGATTTGACATACATGTTGATGGAGACTATACAGGTTCTATACAAACAGGTTCAAGTATGCAACCGTTTAGCAACATACCTGCAGCTTTAGCGGTGTCCAGCCCTAACGACTCTTTGCTGCTTAAAGGTGATTTAAGAGAGCCTAATACTACTAGTGATTTATATGTGTTACCTCATAGTTTAAATATATACGCAACTGAAGATTGTGTAACAGGTTATGAGTCTTATAATGCAACTAATGGTACTGCATGGAAATGGGAAGGTACTGACTATACTGCAGAATTTAAGTTTTATGATGTAAAAGTTAGACACGCAGGTAAATATGGAATACACTTAATTAAAGGAGCTAAATGGGAAGGTCGAAGACTAGATGTCCAATTCTGTGGATGGGACGGTGATTTAACAGTATTTAACCCTTATGTACCTACTACTATTTCAGGTGCTACATATGGTTCAGATTCTACTGATCTTTCCGGATTTTATCCTAGTGCACATGCGTCTGATGGTGGTGCTATTAGAATAGAAGAATTTACAAGAGAGCTAGATGTTGCGCATACAATTACAAACAACCTTAGAGCATTACGACTTCAAGACTGTGGTGTAGGAGGTAACGGGTTTCAAACTCGTAACAGAATATACGGTAATATTGAAAGTGGACTTTATTATGCACTAGGTACTACGTTTTATGGATGTCAAAATATGACTTCTATGAAAAACTATATAGCATACAACGCTAACAATGGTGGTTTAATAGTTGGTGGTATTAATAACAAATTTGGTGCAAATGAAATACATTCTAATTGGAATGCTGGAGTATGTAACTTTGCAGGAGCTAACGTTACTATTAGAGATGCTGGTATTTACAACAACAATAGAAGTGCTAAAAACGGTATTGGTAACAATGGAGATGCTATGGGAAGTGTTCAATACAATGACGCTTATAGTTATCTAGCTACTACGTTTAGTGTTAATCCAGATAGAAGATTCTTAATGTCTGTAACTAACACGCAGATACATAATACAGGATTAGGTAAAAACACAGAAACAACAGGTATATTCTTTGATGTAGAATTAAGTAATTTACCTGCATCTGATAAAAACATCATTTCAATAGACAACGTTGAATTTATCGGCCAGGATGTTGCAATAGATATGAGTGCAATAGATACGACTAATTTAACTATTGTTAAAGGAGATAACTCATACATAAATGTTAAAAACAAAGTTAAAGAGCCACTAGACGGTTACTATTATGAACTTCCATTTAGTAATCACGTAATAAGCCTTGAAGAAGCAAATTTTTCAGTAACAAATACTGGCAACGTTATTATTAAAGACGGTGTAAGTGGTACGCCACTAAATCCTTATTTTGTAAATGATCTACAAGCACTTGCACATGGCTCTGACATTAAAATAGTACTTAAGGGTACAAGAAAAATACAGTTTACAGTACCAGTATCGGGATGTTCAATAGGAAATTCTATGGTTAATTCTGTATTAGCTTTAGCTTTAGTTCAACTTAACGACTTACTTACTAATACTGCTGGATTTGCAAGTGGAGGCAATCCTGTTACAGATTTTTATTTAAGTGGTAATGACCTTGTAATTATTTTACAAGATGGAACGAGTTATACTGCAGATGTAACTACATTAGGAGTTGACGAAAATAAGTTTGTAGAAGATTTCGAATTAGTTGGTAGTAATTTAGTATTAACTATGAACGACGGTGTTACAACACACACTGTTAGTGTATCGAACATGATTAACGGAAGTACTTTACCAGCTAGAGCAGAAAATTGGTATATTGCTTATGGTAATAATGCAGGAGATGAAGTTGTATATGCTAGTGTAGTTGCAGATATAAAAGCAAAACAACCTTTTTACAATGGCGATTTCTTAGAAAAAGGAGAAGAATACGTTTGGACTAATAATATATCTGGTTATTCTGTTTTAGGAATTTACACAGGCCCAGAAACAACTTCAGAAGAGGATATTGTTTTTGCAGACAATAAGTGGGCTGTTAATTTTAAATTCATTAGTTCAAAAGTATCTCCATCATCTATTGGCGTTGACGTTTCTTCAAGATATGCTAGCGGTTATGATATTACAAATAATACTGTGTTAGCTTTAAGATACGGCAATGATAACTACTTATATTTATTAGACATTTCTAATGGAGATGAAGTTATAATTGGAAAATCTAATTTAGCTTTAGTTGGTGATTCTGTAACTATTTTTATGGGAGGTGAAAATCAACCTAACGCTAAATTCCCTGTGATGGTTAAAAGGTTTGAACAATGGGCAATTGTACATGATTATGATAACAGTGAAAACGGTGAGTGGAATGATGGTGTAGAAATTGACACAATTATTAAGTCTAATATGACTTTAAATCCAGGAGAAAAAATACTTTTAAATGTAAACTATTTTGGTAGGGCAGAGCGAATAGGATTAGGATATACTGGCGCAGCTACAGGAGTTTCTAACGCATTTACTAATATAGAATATGCATTAGTTTACAACTCAGCAGAATTGCTTTTTGCTGATGATACCCTAGCTGCTGCAGGAGGTTCTTGGACTTGGAATCAAAACGCAAATTATTTCTGGAATCCTAACGGAGATGGAAGTTCTACAGGTTATTGGAACAACGGAGGCGTAGGAAACTTAGGTCTTATTTCTTTTATTTATAACACTGATAATACTGTACAATTGTATCACGAAGGAAATGGTGAGTTTATTGCTGACTTGGCTACTACTTTAGATGGAAGCCCTATTAATTTATATATTGGGTTTAATGAAGCGCACCCTGTGCAGAGAATACCAGCTATTTCTAGACAAGATTTAAACGGAGGCTCACAGCCAGTTACAACTTTTGCACCAGATATCAGTGACCAATCTTTTGATTTAACAGAAGGAGAGGCATTTAATGTAGAAATTGCTTTAGATGCTGGGTCGGATATAGTTAACATTTTTGGGGAAGAAAACGCTCCTAGTTGGGCTGTATTAAATCAAGCTACAGGTAAATTTATAGGTACTGCTCCTGCATGGTCTAACAACGGTGATACTTTTGTAATTAATTGTAAAGCTGCAAATGCTTTAGGTGGTATTACTAGTTTTACTGTTACTTTAAATGTAATAGAGCAGACTTATACTAACACTAAGTCTTTAAAGTTTGTAGACGGAGTTAGTTCTTACTTAGGAGGTAATGCTGCTTTAGTTACTGCATTAGAAAGAAGTGGAAATGGCTCAGGTGCTTCGGATGCTTGGACGTTTGAAGTTTGGCTTAAAGGTTCTACCTCTAACACAGGGCAAACATTGCTTTATTATGGTGCTAATGATGTTGTTAACGGTGGGTATATTGAACTAAAACAAACTAACCATAATGGATTAAAAAGATTGCGTTTTAGATATGGTTCTAACGTAAACCACTTACAATTAACTACACCTAGTGGTTCAATAAATCCTAACGCTTGGCAACACGTTTTAGTTAGTTATGATGGTGGAACAACAGGAAGTTCAAGCGGTTCTATATCGAGTTATTACTCTAGGTTTAAAATTTATATTAATAAAGTTTTACAAACTACTAGTAACACACATAATAATTATGGTTGGAGTGGGTCTATAGTAGGTCAAAATTACAGAATTGGTAGATTTAGTAGCGGTAACTATTTAAAAAATGTTTTACTAAATCAATTAGCTATTTGGAATAGCGACCAGTCTAGTAACGTTGTAGGGCTTTACAATAATGGAGATACGCAAGATATTAGCTTGTTAGCCGCAGGAGTTGGAAGTATGAATACTAACTATTTAGAGCCAGATCATTATTACGAAATTGAAACGAGTGTAACAACTATTCAAGATTTAATTGGTAATGCTCACTTAGTGGGTTATAATTTTAGTAGTAGTGATTTAGTTAATGACGCACCTTAAGTAAATAACAGGAGGGTGTAATAGCCCTCCTTCTTAATAATTAAAAATAAATAAAATATGAAATGAAAAATGAAGTAACTGAAGTACTAGAACAGGCCCCGACAGTACTACAGAAATATCCTACAATAGGACTAGGTGGGGGATTAGGTGGAGGAATACTCTACTGGATTGAAATAGCAGGGCCTATATTATCTTTTATAGGGGTTTGTTTAGGGGTTGGAATAGCCGCTATAACATTCTACCTTAAGATCGTGGAATTAAAACTAAAAAGAAGAAAACTAAAACAAAGAGACAAACATGAAACTAAGTAATAACTTAACATTAAAAGAAGCAATTAAGTCGATAACTGCAATTAAAAGGGGAGTAGATAACTCCCCTAATGCAGAAGAAATAGAGAAACTAAAAGTAACAGCTGAGAAAGTATTTCAGCCTGTTAGAGACCATTTTAATATACCTATAGGTGTAAATTCTATGTTTAGATCTAAAGCTCTTAATAAAGCTATTGGAGGAGCTTCAGGTAGCCAGCATATGAAAGGAGAAGCTATAGATATTGATGCTGATAGATACGGAGGTAAAATAGAAGTATCTGGAGAAATGGTTAACTTTACCAACAAAATGATCTTTGACTTTATTAAAGATAACTTAGACTTTGATCAGCTTATATGGGAGTACGGAACTTCAGATGAACCAGATTGGGTTCACGTATCTTATAACCCTGTAGGTAATCGTAAAAGAGTATTAAAAGTAATTAGAGGAAAAGACGGAAGATCACACTATTCAATATACTAATGGAAAAAGAAAAGAAAGCATTTAAGGATACTCTGTTTGGAAAGATAGTTAACAAAGCTGGAGGCATAGTTACTGACTTACCTAAAGTTATGGGACAGGTAGCTACAGGAAACTATATAGGAGCTATTGCAACAGTTGCAGGAGATCTAACTAAAAGTAAGTCTACTAAAGCACCTGCTATATTAAGTGAACTTCATGTTAGAATGGCAGAGATAGAACTTGAACTAGCTAAAGTAGAAATAGAAGAATTTAAAAGAGCACAGGAGAATGTAACTAAACGCTGGGAAGCAGATATGAATTCAGACTCTTGGCTTAGTAAAAATATCAGACCTATTGGAATGTCCTGGGTATTAGTTATGACTTCATTGTTAATGATAGTTGCATGGTGTGGAGTATCTACTCCAGAATCAGTGATTATGATGTTTGGAGGATTGGCTACATCTATAACAGGCGGTTATTATGTTCTTAGAACAGTAGAAAAAAGAAACAGTAGAAAATACAATAAATAATATATAATGGCATTAAAACATTCTGCAAAGTCTTTACAATTACTTAGAGATGGAGCTACACCACACGGAAAAGAAAAGTTTAAGTTTGATAACGAAAGTATCAGACCGTCTCATTTAGATAAAGCTGTAAAAGCTATCTATGAAGATATAGAAGCTGTAGATAGTAAAGAAACAGGAGGGACTTCTTTATGGTTAGAAGGTACAGGCCAAGGAGCTTTAAAGCAAAATGAAACTTGTACGGCATCTGCAGAAAGTGCTGTTGCTATCGGTAATAGTACTAAAGCTTTAGGTAGATATAGTTCGGCAGAAGGATTTAATACAGAAGCAGGTTTATATACTCCAGAAACTACAAATGAAACTGTAGATAATATATTAATGTTAGAACATAACGGAAAGTATAAACCTACATATTTACCATACGATCAAAATAAACGAGACTATTATTTAAATGTAGTTGAAGAATCAATATCAAACGGACTTGATGGATTTCAAGTAGTGTTAGAAGATAACTCTGGAAATTCAGCTAATTGGTTAGTCACTGGTGCATTTGAAGATAAAGCAGAAATAACACCTGGAACATTTGAAGGAGTATTAGTATTAGATACAGTAAATGGAGGTCCTTATATTTCAAATCCAGGATTTACATCTTTAAAAATAATAGAACTAATACCTGGAGTAGATAATCACTCAGCGCATTCAGAAGGTATTGAAACTAAAGCTACAGGTAAAGCTTCTCATTCTGAAGGCGATAACACAACAGCTAGTGGAGAAAATTCTCATTCTGAAGGGTATAGAACTCAAGCATTAGGAAACAGGTCGCATGTTGAAGGTGCATATAGTATTGCTGAAGGTGAATCTTCACATGCTGAAGGTAATAATAACAAGGCAACTGGAACTTCGTCACATGCTGAAGGAATTGCTACAGAAGCAAATGGAACTGCATCTCATTCACAAGGCAATCAAACTATAGCAAATGGTAACTATTCACATGCAGCAGGAGATGAGTCCACTGCAAACGGATTAAATTCGTTTGTACATTCAAAAGCATCAGAAGTAAACGGTGAGTATTCTGCTGTAGTAGGAGGTCAAGGTATGCAATTAGATGAAAATGATACTGTAGCTGTACCTGATTTACAAATACGTAAATCACATGCAATACCAGCATCTACTGCAGATACGGTAGGTGGTCCAGGTAGTGTTACATGGGACGATGACTTTATGTATATTAAAACTACTGCAGGTTGGAAACGAACTGCTTTAAGTACGTTCTAATACTAAATAAATTTTATATAATTGTAACATACCACTATTATTATTAATTTAGCGTACATTAAGCATTAAAAATCAATAGAATACAAATGAAGCACAGTAATTTAGATTACAATGAATTTTTAGAATGGAAACGTTCTAAAGAACTTAAAAATAAAGTAATAGAAACCCCTTCTGTAAAAGATCAGGAGGGGATTCATATTTTAATGGGATGCAATCATGTTCCGTTTGAACATAAACAACTCCATTTAGGCGTACTGGAATTGATAAAGGACTTTAAGAAAGAAGTAAAAGGATTCCATTTAATGGGAGACTTCTTAGATTTAAATACTTTAAGTTCTCATGATAAAGGAAAGTTTACAGCTGTTAGAGGAATGACTTTAGAAGATGAGTACGAAGCAGGTAATCTATTACTTAATAAGTTTGATCAGGCTTTACCAGAGAATTGTTGGAAGACTTATTTATATGGTAACCATGAAGATAGATATAACAGATGGATGGCTTCTATGGATAATGCAAAGACTCCATTAGAATCTCCGGAAGATGCTTTAAATTTAAAATCTAGAGGATATGAAGTTAAAACTAATTGGTCCCAGGATTACTTTACAATAGGAAATGACTTTGATATATTTCATGGTATATACTTTAGTATTCATAGCGCTAAAGCACATTTAGATAAACTTAGAACGTCTTGTGCATACGTACACACACATAGAGCTCAAATGTACAGAGAAGGTCAAATGGTAGCCTATAACTTAGGCTCTTGTGCTGACTTCACATCTAAAGCTTTTAACTATGCTACGAGGCCAATGAAAGCACAATGGGCTAATGGATTTGCTATTAATATAGTAGACAAAGATGGAAAAAGTAACGTAACTTTGATCCATGTAACTCCAGATGGTCATTTCTATTTTGGAGGAAAGAAATACTAAATAAGATATAATGAACGCATTTATAGAAATACAAAGAGATATACAAAGACTCCTCTCTCTTACAATGGGAGCTAATAGAAGTCCTATTATTATAACAGGGACTGATGAGAAAACTATTAAACGTGGATATTGTATTCACTTTAAAGAGATAACTCAAATAGAAAGTATTACGTATGATGCAGAACCTGAGTCAGATCCTTTAGAACTTGAAGCATTTGCAGCAGGCGATAGAATATTTCTTAAAAACATAACATCACTAAAGTTAGCTTCTGGAGCTGCTTTAGTTTATACTTTAGGCTAATGTCAGGAATGCACCCAAATGTACTTGCACTATATGTAACTAATCCATTATTTACTCCTGGGGGAGGCGATCCTGCAGTAGTAGAAAACACTACGGGTTCTTATTCAGAAGAAGTAAATCCAGGAGATACATTAATATTACCAGATGAAACTATACAGATCTTAGATGCTAATGATAATATAATAGATACTGATACTAATCCTGTTTATGATGAAAAAGTCATAAATATGACTTCATTTAGACCAGCAGAGAAGCTAGATTTTATATTTACAGTAGATACTACTATACCTAATGTTAGTCCCGCTGATAGTTTTCAATTGTCTTGGACTAGTACACCTAATTGTGTAGTTTATTGGGGAGACGGTACAAGCGATATACTTAACGCTCTAACAATTACTTCTGGTAATACACTAACACATCAATATCCAACACCTGGAATTTATGACATAGAAATTGATGGTCGATTTAATTATCGAACTACAGTACCAGCCTCACACGATTGCCTAAAACTTATTGCTATTAAACAATGGGGAATGGGTGTTTTTACTACTATGAATTATGCCTTTGGTAATAGTCACAACTTAGCAAGCGTTCCACAAAATGAGACTTTGAAAATGGTAGGTAATGACTTTAGGTTAGCTTTTTATAGATGCGGAACAAATACAGGACTATCTAATTTTGGTAAAATAAGTACTTATGGTTATTCCACATTTCAACAAACATTCCAAGATACTAATTTTGACTATAATGTAGGAGATTGGAATATGACTCAAGCAACCGTATTAACTAATATGTTTTTAGGTACTTCAATGTCAGTAGCTAATTGCGATGCAATACTTACTGGATGGACTAGATGGGCAAACGGACAAGCGAATATACAACTTAGACCTAACTTATCTCTTCACTTAGGGAATACAGATTACACAAGGGGAGGAGATGCAGAAGTAGCACATGATTATTTAGTAAACACTCTAGGGTGGACAATAACTTTTGGATAATGATAAAGATAATAAGAGATTATGCTACGGCCTTAATAAGGAACACTAGCAGTACATATACAAAGACAATAGAGACTACTGAGGAAGTTGTACTACCAGATGAGACTATTACAGTTACAGATAGTACTGGTAACTCTACGAGTACCACTAACCCAGTATACGATGATGTTGTTGTTAATTTAGATATACTACCTCCAGAGGAAAAGCTAGATTTTATATTTACTATTGATACTACTTTAAGCGGTTCTAGCCCTAGTGATAGTTTTACTTTGAACCTTCTTTGGGGCAATGATAAAGTCGGTTTAATCAAATGGGGGGACGGTACGCAGCAATATTATACTACAAATCAAACAGATATAATGCACCAATACGCAACAAGTGGTATTTATGATATTACAATACGCGGTTCTTATGCTTTAGAATATATGATTGACAGAAGAAAAATAATAAAGGTTAAGCAATGGGGGCGGTGCGATTTTGCTTCATGTAGAAGTGCTTTCCAAGATGCTATAAACCTGCAAAGTGTTCCACAGGATGAAACTTTTTTTTGTTCTGGAACTGATTTTACTAAGTTGTTTTTTCTTGTTCCTTTATCTAATTTCGGTAAGATTAGCGTTGCAAAAAGTAGAGATTTAGATAGTTTTTTCAGAAATACTAATTTTGATTATAATATAGGAGATTGGAACGTAGCAAATGTAAATTTTATGCCTAACATGTTTCTTGGCACTTCTATGAGTGTGGCTAACTGTGATGCAATACTTACAGGTTGGACTAGGTGGGCAAACGGTCAAGCAAATATTACACTTAAACAAAACGTATCTTTGCATATGGGTAATACAGATTACACGCGTGGTGGAGATGCAGAGGATGCATTTAACTACTTAGTTAACACATTAAATTGGACTATAACATTTGGATAATGATAGATAACATTAAATTCATACTAGAAAACTTTACAGGCAAAG